TCAGCCGGGCAGCTTGCCCGTGGTTGCGGTCAAGATCTCGCCGACGACATCCCGGACGACGGAGCGCAGTTCGTCAGCGGACATCTCGTCGTCGTCCGGTGGCGCGTCGTCGTTGGGAGCTTTGGTCTGGACGAGGTCTGCCAACTTCGCGACGTCCTCTTGGAGGGACTTGATCTCCTCCAAGATCTCCTTCAGCAGCTCCTCCATCTCGTGCTCCTTTCGTTCCTGTTCGTCATCGAAGCCTTTCGCCCACCCGGTCCAAACCTCGTAGGTCTGTCCGGGGAGCCACGGCGTGGTGGCCGTACCACCTGTCGTCGTGATCGTCACGTTGTCCGCGTTCTCGATGTTCGAGCCGTTGTCGACGCGGTAGAAGTACCCCGAGGAGACGGACGGCATCTGCACGGTCGCGTCGCCACTCGACAGGTGCTTCCACGCCGTTTCGGCCACGGCTCGCGGCACGAGCGCGAACTTCTGGACAGCGGGATCGCCGTCCAACATCCGAGCGACCCATTCACGCATGGGCCGCAGGTCAATCCCGACCGCGCTTGCCATGACGAGCGCTTCCGGGTTGGCTGGCACCGGGACCACGGAGTGCTCCAAGAGTTCACTCCGCAGGAAGTCGTAACCTCGGTGGTCCTCGTTGAAGGTCCACTCGATGGGCTTGAAGCCGACCGAAGTCGCCTTCAGGAAGCCGCCCTTCACCATCCGGTAGATCATCGCGCCGAAGGGGTTGATGTCCTCCGGTGTGAAGCGGTCGGTCGTGACCAACACGCCGTCCTTCACCGACACGTCCACGGCTTTCGCGATGGGCGGCGTGTGGTAGTCGTGCGCCCACAACACGACCGGGTTCTCCTTGTAGCGATCCAACTCCCACCCATCGACGGCGATGATGTCGCCTTCGCGGTCGATGCTGGCGGTGGAGATCACGAAACCGATGTCGTGCATCCCCGTGTCGGGGTTGACCGCGCCGACCTTGACCTCGGTGCGGACGATCTTGCGAAGCGGGTCCTCGAACGTGACCGCGTTCTTGCCCTTCGCTTCCTCGCCCCATTGCTGTCGGCTCAGGAACGTCTTGTCGAACATCTCAACCGCCTCCCTTCATGAACACGAGCGCTTCGGTGCAACGGCACGCGATGTGGATGTCGTTCGGCGTGTAGAAGCCGTTCTTGTACTCGCCGCCGAGCGGTGCGAGTTCTCCCTGCATCATCTGGCACTCGTCGCAGGTCCGCTCGTCGCCGCTGGCTATCCACATTCGATAGGTCTCGCCACGCACCAACAGGCCCGCCTTCTCCGCTGCCTCCCACACCATCTCCTGACCCCTGTTGGCAGCGTACACGAGTTCGTTGTTGGCGATGAGCTCGGCCCGCTGAGCGATCTTCTTGGCGATCCACTTCTCCATCTTGGCGTCGGCTTGGGCTTCGGTGAACCCCATGCTCAGGAGTTCCTCGCGCCGCTTGACCGCCAACCGGGCATCGCGCTCGGTCAAACCGATCAGTCCTCGGATCTCCTTGGCGACCTTGCTCGCCGACTTGCCCTGTGAGTAGGAGTCCACGAGCGCGGCTCGGATGGCCGCTTTTGTGCTCTCGCTCACATTCGTCACCATGCCCGCGCCGAACTGCTCCAACTCCTGGATGACTGCCGGGTTCACCACGTCGAAGCTGAATGGGACGCCGAGGGCTTCCGCTACCTCCTCAGCCGCCGCCGCCCCGACCACGTAGAGAGCTTCCCGGAGCGTCTGCCGGGCGGGTTCGAGGGCTTCATCCATCGGCGCTCGCTCGACGACCGCGATGGCGGCTTCGAGATCGCCCTTCGCCAAAGCGCCAATGAACGCATCCATGTCGATGCTCGACCTGATCTCCTCCCAGGCTTCCAGCAGGTCATCCATCATCTGCTTCCCGAGCCGTTCGGCCAGCGGGATGTTGGAGGTGCCGCCGATCTGCTTGCTGACTTCGCGGGGGTGACCTGTGGTCGATCCGAGGGCACGAGGCATAGGGGGCATCAGGGCCGAAGCGTCGGCGCGACCATGGCGCACGGTGGATAGGGCACCGTTCGAGCCATGCTCATGCTTGCATCCTCCCCTGAGGCCCCGCCGAAACGCGGCGACGAGGGCTTCCTCGTCATCCTCAGCCGGAGCCACCTCGGTCGTCTCGTCCAAGTCGACCGTTTGCTGCGCCAACTGGAACACGTGGACGTCGCCGCCCTCCACCGTGTCCAACCCCTGCATCGCTCGCCACTCGTTGATGGTGGGGGCGAACGGTGCCGCCTGCATGGCCCTCAGCGCGAAGTCCCAATCCTCACCGACCGGCGAGTTGTAGCCCAAGATCAGCCGGTTGTCGTAGAGGGGCATCAGGTCGGCCTGCAACATGGTCCGCATGAACTCCAACGCAGGCTCGACCACTCCCTTCGCGAACAGGTAGTCGGCGGCGTCGATGGTGGCCCGGTTGCTGTTCTCGATAATGCCGAGAACTTCGGGCGGCACGCCGCGACCATTCACGAGGATGTCCCGCTCCCACTTCCGGAGTTCGATCAGCTGCATCTCTTGGAACTTGTAGGTCAGTTCCTTCACCGTCACGTCGCGGTTGAGGAAGAACGGTTTGTGGCTTTGCAGGAAGCCCCGCACCTTCTGTAGCCACCCGTACTCCAACCGCTGGATGTCCTCGCGCTGAAGATCCTTCCCGTAGACCAGGAGGTCGGGCCGCGCCGAGTTGTAGAAGAAGGCCCGGATGTACTTCGCCGTGTACTCGTCGGTGTCGATCTCGTCGCCGAACGCCCGCATGTGGCCCACGCCCCGCGAGTAGGGAGTTACCGGGTTCGGGTTGGCAAACCACACCATCAGCGGAGCCGGGATCTCCATGCTGCGGGTGCTGCCGGTGTCGAGCACGAACACGCCGTCCTCGGTCTGTGGGATGTCCTGCACCCAAGTCGGCGGGATGACCCAAAAGGCCACCGGCACGGTCGCGCCGTTGACCGTCCTCGGCTCCAAGAGCCAGAAGGCTTCGCCCGTCAGTTCGAGGTACAGCTGCGTCATCTGACGCCCGATGGACCCCGGCATCCGGTAGGAGCCACCGGAGAGAAGGCCGAGCACGGGATGCTCGGGGAGTTGGATCAGTTCGGTGCCTTCGGGGAGATCGAGGGCGCGGCGCTTGAAGTCATCCCGCTTCACGCCCTTCTCTTGCAGTTCGTGGTTGCGATAGTACCGCCCCTCGCGGGTCGTTCGTGCCGCGTAGACTTGCCACGACACAGCGCCGACTGCGGTAGAGATCCGCGAAGCGATGGCACGCACCCACGGCGAGTTGTTGTAGGCGGTGAGCATCCCCGCCGCGCCACGTTCGGGCGGGTGCGATGTGCTGGACGGGAGCATGGCGGCGATGACCGTCTGCGCGTCGGCGGGCATCTTGTCGCGCCTGATCCCGAGCGCCGCGGCGAGTCGTTCCAATGCCATGCGCCCTCCTACTTCGTGATGTCCTGCTGGTAGAGGAGACGCCCCTTCGCCAGTGTGAACACCTTGCCGCTGCTGTCGGTGAGTTGAATGTCGTACCAGTAGGTGCCGACGAGGTCCGCTTCCAGAGCCGTGAAAGCGAAAGTCGCCTCGCCGCCTGCCGGGTTGGTGAGCGTGGCGAGGATCTGGAACACCTGCGAGGAGTCCCCCGTGCTGAATGAGTCGCCGCTGGTTTGGGCGGTGATGGTGCGGTCGAGCTCCACCGCGTCGTCGCTGGTCACGGTGGCGATGAAGGCGAAGGTGGCGCGGGTCGAGTTGTAGAACAGGTCGCCCACCACGGCATCGGTGAACTTGCCGACCGCCGCCGCCGTGTTGGTGTCCGTCCCCGCGCCGAGCGTGCCGGAAGCCCGCAACACCGTGTAGAGGGCTGGCGGGTTCTCGTGGGTGGTGCACGTCATCTTCAACGTGCAGCTGGTGAGGTTGTAGGCGCTGCCGTCGGCCTTCTTCAGCGTCGCAAGGATCGGCGCGGTGTCGCCCCGGTACCGTTGCAGGTCAGCCACCGTCCACCTCCAAGTCGATCTCACCGCTCTCGACAGCCAGCCCGATCTCGGTTCCCATCTCGACCACGATGGTAGGGGTATCGAGCGCGAGCATCAGCGACACGTCAGGCTCCTCGACGATGAGTTCCAACATCTCCGGCGAAACGGACAGATCCAACCCCTGCACCAGCACCGGGTACGGCACGCCGCCCGTCTCGCCAAGCCAGTCGGGGAACATATCCATCAGGTCACCGGGGTCCTCTCGCGCTTGTCGGCGCTGATGTCGAACACGAGGATGGGGGTGATCTCGTCGTCGTCGTAAACCGTGACCGTCAGATCGTCGGGGGAGATCACCGCTTTGTTGATGGTCGCCTTCTTGGTGAGGCTCGCGTCGGTGGCGATCTCGCTCAGCGCAAGCGACTCCTCCGGCGTCAACCCGGAGACGCCCGTCTCGACCACCTGTAGGCCCGCGCTGTTGAAGGAACGGATCGACACCTGGTTCACGTTCGCCACGTCGGGGATGTTGTTGTTGGTCCCGGCGAGGTTCACCGCGTACTGGCCGTCGTCGAAAGTGATGGTGTAGCCGTTGATGATCTCAACGACGTGGGCCAACGTCACGCCGCCGACCGTGACCGTGGTGTTGTGGTTGTGGGTGTCCGGGTGCGGCATCCCGTCCTCGCCGTCCTCGGCATCCTTCAGCGCCAACCGGAAGGCGTTGGTGTCCATCTCGTAGATGCCGCCGCCCAAGTTCGTCATGAAGGCGTCCGTGCGGTAGACGGTGATGACGCGAGCGCCCCAGTCAATCTGCATCGGCCCGCTCCCGCAGCATCGCCCGCAGCCGCTCGATCTCCTGCCGCTCCTCCTGCAACTGCGCGTTCAACCGCCCGATGTGGTCCTGCACGATGCTGGCCTGATCCACTCTCGCCACTTCGTGGGACCTCGCCTGCGACTCGTAGACGCCGAGTTGCAGATGGAGCATCGTGTTCTCCCGCTCCAACGCTTCCACTCGCTGCACGAGTGAGAGGTAACGCTTCTGCCAGTCGGCTTCGCTCATACGTCCTCAATCATGAGCACCGTCGCTGAGAACCCGTCGGCGCTGTCGACCGCGCCGCTGATCAGCCCCGTCTTGTAGTACGGCGTGCCCGATGCCTTCCGCGCCCAGCCGGTGATCGGCTGATCGGCACTGTACACCCGGCTGGTGGTCGCGATCCCGAGTGCGCTCGTCAGTCCCGACAGCGCCACGAACGTCGCCTTGATGGTGCCGGTCGGATCGCCGCCCGGGTCCGACGTCATCGTGTAGCTGTAGCTGTTGTCGCTGATGTACGTGATCGAGAAGACGCCGTTGTTCGGTTGCAGGCTCGCGCCCTCGATCAGCACCTTGTCGTTGGATGCCATGCCGTGGCCGGTGTGCGTCACCGTCGCCGTGGTCCCGGTGTTGTCGATGGTCACCGTCTCTTGGAACGGGAACGGGCCGGTGCCATCCGACGCCTTCACCAGCACCCGAGCGTTCTCGATCTTGGTCCCATCCACTTCCTGCACCGTCACCGTGATCGTGACCGGGTCGACCACCACGCTGACCGTCGCGCCAGCCGTCTTGTAGCTCACCGTGCCCGAGCAACCGACCGCGTTGATGACCACGCTGCCGGTCGTCCGCTTGACGTGGACCACCGAGTCGTTCGCCGCGTTGCTCGCGTTGAAGCCGCTGAAGGTGATACCGCGCAACGTGACTTCGGTCGGGCTGCTGGTGCCAAGCTCGATGGCGTGGTGCGCGTTGGCCCCCTTGCTGAAGTACATATCGTCGAGGTAGCCGTCGGTGTCGGTCGCCACGTTCCAGACCACCGCCGAGGTGTCAGCCGCGACCCGACTCTCTTCCACCCGCGACCCGGTCAGGTCTGACCCGGGCGCCGTGATCTGGTCGGTGCGCCGGAAGGTGCAGCCGAGGGCGCTCGTGTTCGACAAGAAGCCGAAGGTGCCCATGTCGGTGAACACGCAACCGGTCAACGTCACCGTCGCGTTGTCGGTCGTCACCCACGTCCCGCGAGTGGTGGTGCCGAGCGCGGTGAACGAGCAGTTGGTCATGATGACGGTGCTGCCCGATTGCTTGATGTCCAACTTGGTGAACGCGTTGCCGACCCGAGGGCAGTCGTCGATGAGGATGGTCTTGTTGCTGTCGCTGAAGTAGCACGCCGCGCTGTAGCCGAGAGTGATCAGCCCCTTCCACAGGTAACCACCCGCAATTGCCTGGAACAGCCCCCACCGGTTGTAGCCGTTGGTCGCGTCGTTGGCGTCGTTCTTGGCCGCGACTCCTGCAAACGTGGCCGGGTTGCCGCTCTCACCGTTGTAGACGCGAAGCTCGCCGCGCCCGTAGCGGAGCGCATCCATCCCGAACATCGCGCCCTTGCCGGGGTAGGACGTGGGCAGATTCAGCCCGATGCCGAAGACGTTGTAGGTCGTGCCGCCGGTACCGCCCGTGTAGTCGTTCGTGACTGTTGGGTCGATGGCGACGTTCTTCCAGCCGCCGTAGGGGTTCGGCGGGTAGTCACTGCCGCCAGAGATCCATCCCTTGAAGTTGGTGACGGTCGTGCCGATGAAGCAGCGCTGCCCGCCGTTCGCGAAGGTGTTCATCGAGTTGGGAACCCAGCACACCTGCCAGAAGAACACCGCCCCATCGGTCGGCACAGTGATGCCCGAGCCGTAGTCGAACCCGATGCTGTTGAGCGTGGTCTTGCAGGTCGAGCTAACGCAGCCGCTTCCCTGAAGGAAGTAGTCCGTCTCGGGCACGGTCTGCAACGTGCCAGCGGTGTAGCCGGTGAACTCTGTGAACGTGCCCGACTCGCAGAGCGTGATATCTGCTAGGTCGGTGGCGTAGGTCGGTGCTGCCATGCGCGCCTCGCGGCTCGTTCATAACGATTCCACACCATCTCGGGCGTTTGTCCTGGCGGCAGCAGAACGTGCTTCTCCTTCCCGACGACGACGATCACGGCGCAGTCCGTCCGCATCATGTGCTCGATGGCGACCGCCGCCGCACCCTCGCGCCATGCGGTCGGCCAGTCGAGCGACACACACGCTGCGAAGGTGAGGTGTTCGTCCTCGTTGAATGGCTCGAACACCACGCCGCAGCGATCCGGCCTCAGTTCATCCGGCCACGTCTCGTTGAATAGGTAAGCGCACTGGTAGGCCGAGCACGCTGACGGGCGTTCCGGCTGCGCGTAGATCATGCAGCCCACCCCGAGCGCACAATGCTGGCACGGCGCGTTCGCGGGCTTCTGCAGCGCGGCGACTTCGAGCAAGTCGCAGCAGAGGGTGCAACCGCCGCAACGATCAGGCATCGGGCGTCCGTACCGCCGTGGCCGAACCGCCACCGGAAGTCAGGTTCGCGGTCGTCTGGAAGGTCTTGATCGGCGTGCCGCCACCGTCGCGCACCCGCACGAACAGAGTCCGCGGCGCGGAGTAGACCACGGTGAAGGACTCGGTGCCCGCCGCCGCCACCTTGTCGAGGTAGGTCAGGTAGACATCCGCGCCGATCGCCGCGTCGTTCGGGTCGACCCAGCTACTCGACGCGATGGTGAAGGTGTCGTCGCTGTTGTGCGCGGTGTAGCTGACCAACCGGTGCCGCCCATCGTCGAGCACGACGCGCAGCGTCCCGGTCTGTGGCGTGTCGGCCGGGATGGTCCCGTCGCCGACCACGATGGCCGTCTCCGTCCCGCCGCTCAGCCCGACCGCGAGTTCCATCTGGTCGGTGTTGATGCCGACCGAACCGTTGTCCTCGGTGACGAGCACGCGGTCCTCGCCGGTGATCAGCCCGTAGACGTAGAAGATCACGTTGTTCGGCGGGGTCTGCTGCACGTTGAGCAAGTCGAACAGCTTGTCGTTGACCGTCAGGTCGGCCGACTCGATGCCGATACCGAAGCCGCCGATGATGGCGGAGCCGGTCGACTGCCCGATGTACACGGACGGCAGCGAACGGGTCGTCACCGCTCCGTTCACATCGGCATGGGCGGTCGCGCCATCGAACTGCATGTCGTCGGTTGGCGGCACACCGGTCAACAGCTGCACCCACACCGTGCCCGTGGTGCCGTCGTCCTTCAGCGCGAGCAACGCAGCTGTGCCAGCCGTCGCTCCGGTTCCCCACGACAGCACCTCGTCCTCGGTGAAGGGGCCGCTCGTCTCGCCGTCGTAGGCCCACTGGTGCGTGATGCCACGGAACAGCTCTCCGTCCATGCTGTGGATCGTCGAGGCCGTGCCGCGCCGAGTGAGCCACTTCGCCCGCTCGTAGAGCTGGTTGATGGTGTAGGCGGCGCGGTTCCACTGCGAGTAGTAGGGACGCGCCCCGTTGCCGTTGCCGAGGTCGATGGTCTGGTAGCCCTCGACGTTGGTGATCTCGGTCCAGCCAGCGACGGTGCCCACCGCTGTCTTGTTGTTGAGGTCCTCGTTGGTGAAGATGGCGGCGACCGAGTTGCCGAGGCCCATCGTCACCGAGAACTCCGCGTAGGTCTCGCCCCACTCGCGGGCGTAGACGCGGATGCGTTTGCCGTCGACATCGGCCCCGCCAGTGCGGGTGAGGATCAGGCAGCGCATGAGGATGTTCTGCGAGGCGTCGGCATTCAGGCCGGTGCCCCAGAAGGGGGTGTCAGTATCGTAGAGCGCGTTGTCCTGCACCACTTGGAGCGTGGTCGTCCCGAACAACGATCCCACGACCACCAGCCCCGAGTACATCTCATCGCCGCCGTCCTGCGTGATCGAGCCGTCGTACAGGTACTCGGCGGCGGTCGCGTCGATGTTGTAGGGCGAGTTGAGAGTGATGATGTTGTCGGTCGACCGCTCCGACGGCGTCCCGCTCGTGATGTCGAGCAAGTCGTTCCCGGCGGCCGCGTCGTCGTCGGCCAGGTTCTGAAGCCACCTGTGCAGCGCCAGTACCGTGTACGTGGTCGAGCCGCTGACGTGGCGGATGTCGCCGTTGACCGCTACTGAGAAGTCGTCACCGATGGCCATGTGTCACTCCTTCGTCACGCGACCTTCCTCGCGTACGTCATCCAGCCTGCGGCTGGCGGATTGATGATGAGGGGTTCGGTGTCGTTCCCGACCGGACCTCCCAGGTCCAGGAACCCGATGGCTTCGCTGCTCGGTGCGCTGCTGTTGTACACGATGCCGAAAGCGCCATCCGTGAAGCCCGCTGCGTCGTACGCGATGGTGATGCTGTTGCTGTCGAGCTTGGTGACGCCCGCCGTCTGCGTCCACGTCACGCCGGTCAGGGATGGCCCGCCCGCGACGTAGGCGGTTCCGGTCGCCACTTCGTTCGCGCTGAAGTCGGACCAGGTCGGCGTCGTCTGCGTGACCAACGGGGTCGCGGTGGCGTCGATGATGCCGATCTTCAGGGTGTCGGATGGGAGGTTGTGCTTCTCGCTGCCCACGTCCACCAGGAACTCGTTGAAAACGTAGAAGTCGCCTCTCGCCATCGTCGCCTCCTAGAAGATCATCGCCGAGTCCCAGTGGAGGTTCTTGTAGCCGTGCCACGCCAGCGCGAGAGCGCACACGCAGTCGTCATGCAACCCCTCGGGGGCCGAGTAGCGGATGCCGGTGCGGGTGTGCTCATACTCGAAGTCCTCCAACTCTTGTGTGATTGGCCCCTCGGGGAAATACACCTCGCCGCGCTGAATGGCGGTCGCCAGCCCTTCCATGAGTTGCTGCTTCGACTTCGCGCCGAACAGGAACCCGTGGTAGTTGCCGCCGCGTCGGTCGAGGTTGCCGAGCACCGGGTCGCCGACGCCGGTCGAGTCGAGCACCGCGAGGCTGCCCTTCGAGAGCTCGGCGATGGTGTCCTCGGTTTCAGGCCACGACTTCTGGAAGCGCACGAAGCGGCACGTGCGCCCATGTTGGTCGAGCGCGATCCCCACGGTCCAATCCACCTGCCGCGCCAAGTCCCATCCCCACACCACCGGCTCTGACTCGACCAGCGGCACGATGCAGTCGCGGATGGCGGCGATGCCGAAGGGGTTGGAGCCGTCCTCGCTCGGGATCGCGAGGTACAGTTCATCGA